CAGTTTATCTCTAAAAGTTGTCAAAGCTTTCTTATAGTCAGAATTTTTAACTTTTAAAGTTTCTACCTCTTCTTTAAGAAGATTGTAGGACTTTCTTATACGACTTTCACCAAGGTTACGATTGTTAGAGATTGCTTTTCTAATTCCAGAAGGTTTGTGTTTACCACCAGATTCTCTTCCGAACCCTAAAGTTCTTGAAGCTTCATCCATTTCACCTTCGTAGTCTTTGAAGTGACCACCTTTTCCATATTTCCCACCACCTACATCACCAGTTTTGGTTTTGCGTCCTGCAGAATCCATATGTCTATGATAGTCTTTTTTATTACCTCCCCAATCATCACCTTCTTTCATCTCACCTTCATAATCTAAATGAGATGCAGATTGGTCACCTTTTTTTGCTCCTCCTTCCTTCATATAATCTCTATGTGTTGCTGATTGGTCTCCCTTCTTAGCACCACCTTCCTTCATATAATCTCTATGAGTTGCGGATTGGTCACCTTTTTTTGCTCCTCCTTCTTCCATGTCTTCCATTTCCATCATGTCGCCACCTTCCTTTTCATAATCTTTAAGTTTCCTTGCTGATTCAGGTTGGTCTACGCCCATAACGTCCGTTTCATCCATGTCATCCATTTCGTCTAGCTCAATTTCGTAAACTACTTCGTCTTCCATTTCTTCCATATCCTCCATTTCGTCCATGTTATCCATGTCCTCCATTTCCGACACTTCTGTTTTGTTTTCGTTGACTGCTTTTTTCATAGTTTTCGATTTTTTACTTTCTTCTAATTTAATGATGTATTCAGTATCAGTAGTATTGTCGGTTAACTCAATTTCGTCATCGTCCTGTTGGATAATGATTCCATCTTCGTCTCCCATTGCTTTAAATACTTTTAATACTTCTTCATCGGATGCTAATGTTAAATCTAGAGGTGGCAGTTCAGGTAACTCTACGTCGTCTGTCTCGTCCTCAATATCAAGTTCCATGTCATCAGACATATCTAAATCCATTTCCGGTTCATCAACCATCATGTCATCTTCAATATCTAAAACATCAACTTCTTCTTCTTCTTCTTGCTCCTTAAGGTAATCGTCTTTACTTAACGATTCTTTTACTAGTTCGTGAATTTCTTCCTTCATTGTCGAAGAAAGTATTTCTTTTGCATTAGACTTCATAGTTTCTTCCAACTGTTCCGCCTCGAGCAACGCTTTTTCTAAAATTGATTCGCTCACGTTTTTTTATTTTTTTTACGTTTATTATTATTACACTACAATGCACAACGCAAGTAGTTTTATAATAAATATAATCTTATTGCAAAAAATCCTTATTTTGGGGTTTTTATTGGGAATTTATCTATTTAAGAAATTGTCTAGTTTCGACATCATAGATAATGACTTGTCTACTGTTCCAGATTTTGATGATTCTACCATGTCTGTAGGTTCGTCTACGGTGTCCGCTTTTTCATCTTCTTTGAATAGGTATGACCCGGGTGTAGATGGGGAAGAGACCAAATCAAAACAAATTAATTCAAAATCTTCTTGTACTTCATTATATTCACCATTCTTAGTTAATGAACCAACACCTCTAGAAGATATACCTAATGTAACACCTTGTCTTAGTAAATTGGCGGCCATATCACCAACACAAGAAATCACGCCTTCTTTTAAATAACCAGGAGAAGTTAATAGTTTAAGTTTACCAATTAATCTATTGCCGTCCCACCAAGTTTCTGTGATAATATGAGAAGCTCTATCTAAATCTATAAGTGAAGATTCTGGGTGATTAAGTTCAGAAATTGCACCACCTCTTTTTATAACTTCCTGGTACCTTTCATTTTCCCTTCTTAGAATTGGTTCTGGGTATATTCTACCGTTTCTATTTGGTGTGTTGTATTTTTGAAGTATTGCATTCATATATATTTCACCACCAAAATTATCGGAAGTCATTTCTTTTAATATACCTTTGTTGTCATCAGGTGAAAGATATCCATCATGTTCAACTAATATACCATGACCAATTTCTCTTGCTTCTAATACTCTCATAATATTGTTTTTAAATAAATAGTTGTTATGGGTAAAAAAACTGGTGTTATTTTTTAGACTTATGGAATTTAAATGTTTGTGATGACATTAATGTTTTATTTATGATTTTATCGGTAATGTGATTTATAGAATCGGATATACAGGAGACTTTAATATCTTTGTGTTTTAGGTCTTTGAGAAATAAGGTTATTTCACACCTTAAAAAACTTCTCTTACCTTTTTTTATCCCACTAGCTCTTAAATCTAAATCTACTATTGTTTTTACTTTAAAAGGTGTTTTACCTAACTCATCATATACGGCATGTTTAATATCATTTTTAACTTTTTTAATTGGTTTTTCCCAATTAATTAATTCTTCCTGTGGTTCTGCCCAAGATGATAGATTTAAGTATATTGATTTAAGAGATGACACATCTACTGTACCATAGGATGTTTTAAATACATCCGAAATTTTAGTGTTAATCTCACGTCCTTGTTTTATCATATTCATATTTTTTTATATAATTAAATATAAAAAATAGACATGTTTAGTTCAAGTCCTCTAGGAGACTCCTAACCCTAATATAAGATTTTTTAGTTGATTTTAGTTCGCGAATTTCATTCTTAACCTCCACTAGTTTTGCTGATAAACTATCATCTTTAGATTCTTTTAAAATTTCATTAATTTTATTTAAAGTAATTTCTTTAACATTACTAAATTCAGAACCTAGACTATCCTCTGTCATAAGTAGAGTATTTTTTAAAATAGTTTGTTGGTTTTCAGTAAGTTTATCATCGTACTGTTCCCCATAATTTTTAGATAATACGTGAGAGAGAATTTTAGGATTTTTAATTTTAATAGATGATTTCTTTATCTTCAAAGTATTTTCACTTAAAAACTTTTTAGAATTACTAATACTTTCTAGATTTATGATTGAGTCGTTAAACACCACGTTATCTATATTCTCATAAATCTTATTAGTTTTTTCGGTACAAAGTTCTTTTCTGTCTAGGATAATTTTATCTAGGATAGGTGTGACTTTACTTAATTTACTTTTATTTTCTTTTAGAAAAGTTACCGCCTCATTTATATAACCTCTAGAATTTTCTAAGTTATCAAAGTGTTTACTTTCTATTTCATTATATAAGGTAAAAAATTCTCTTAGGATTTTAGAGTATTTCATAGCTCCCATAACTACCGATAAATTTCTTTTAAACTTATCACTATTAGTAAATGAGTTTTCAAGAATACTGTCTATATTATTTTTATAATAACCAAAATTTTTCATAAATGTCTTTTATAATAAATATACTTAATCTTCTAATAATGAATCAACCTCCTCATTTATAACGTCAATATTATTTTTTGCTCTATTAACTACTGTTTTAAGACCATCTAAAGACAATCCTTTTTCTTCCATTAATAAAGGTAATCCTTTTTCTTTCTTAAAACCTTCCGCTGCAGGTACTGGTTCGGTAATTTCATCACCACCTCCAGGTGCTTCAGTTTCTGGTCCACCCATATCAAAATCAGCTACACTTTCACTACCCGCATCTAATCCTGGTTCTTCACCAGCAGTATCACCACCGTCTGCACCTTCTTCTGTTGGTGGTTCACCATATAATTTGTCTACTGTGTTGAATAGTCCTGTTTTCTTAATTGTCTCCGAAGTAGTTTCTAATTCTCCAGCCAGGGCTTTTTCAAATCTTTGTTGTTGTAGGTCTAGTTTAATTTCTTCGTCACTCATACCCAATATAAATTTCTTTGCCCAAGTAGCTGATACTGGTGCTATACCACTACCAGGGTCACCCACCGCATCTTTATATAATGTAATTTTAGTTTGCCACTGTTCTAATTTTAGTAGTTCAGCTTGTGTGGATGGGTTGGTTAACCCTAAAGAAAAATTTTCTAGTTCATCTTCAAAACCTAAAACATATAAATGAATAATAGCTATTTTATTTAATTCTTGTATTATAGCTTTTTGTATTCTATTTATTGTTCTAGCAAATCTAATATCTAATAACGCTAAATTTTTACCTTCACCCACAACCTCCTCAAAACCTAAGAAAGCTTTAGGTATTCTTAATGAAGCTAGTAACTTTTTTTGTATGTATTCTATGTCAGCTATTTCACTTAAATTAGTTGCTCCTGGTAAAGTATCTATTGGACTAGGGGCTGCTTGGTCTCTAACAGGTATAAAATAATCCTGGTCAACAGCCATTTGATTCATCCTTAAGTCAACATTTCCATTTGTTGGGTCGACTACTGGGTCTCTTTTAAATTTATTTGCTACTTTCTGAATGTACGCTTCCACGTCTTTATCATCCATATTACCAACAAAAACTTTAAATACTCTTCTTTCCGGTGCTCTAGAAGTTCTATAAACTAACATCGCGTCTTCAGCTAATAATAATTGTTTCCATATTCTCCTACATTTTTCTAACATAGAAGTACCATAAGGTAATCTTCTATCATCACCAAGTAATCTAAAATGAGCAACCTCCCAAGAACTAAATTTTACATCTTTTTCTCTCCAATTAAATTCTACTTTATGAGCACTAGGGTCATCATTACTTATTTGGTTTAATGCACTATGACCTTCATTTCTCTCTATTTCAATATTAGGTAATTGGTTAACACCTATGATTCCTTTTTCTGGGTCTATTTTAAGGTATACAAAATTATCTCCGTATTTACATGTGTTACGAATCCACATAGGTAAATTAGTATTAACATCTAATATATTATTAAACAAATCACCCAATATAGATTTAATTCTAGTAGACTCAGAGTAAATGGCTAACATATAACCTTTTTCAGAAGGTGTTGTAGCTTCTTCAGAATATATATCTAAAGCTGCAGAAATTTCGGGTGTAAACTCCATAGATTCATAATCATAGTATGAAGCTAATCTTGTGGGTTCATAGTAAACCGATTTAGTGTAAAGTTCATTATCTATCTTTTGCCATTGATTGGATAGGTATAGGGATTGTTGCATTTGCAACTTTTCCTTCTCAAACTCATCTTTTGAATCTGTTTTAAGAATGTCATTTGGTCCTAGTTTAAATTTTTGGTATGAGGGTTCCTGTTGTGTAGGTCCTCCTGGTCCAAATAATTTACTTAGTCTTTGGTATATTGTTAAGTTATCTGCCATGTTGTTTAATAATATTGATTATTTTATAAATAGTAAATCATTTCTTATCGGACTTTCCCGAATAGCCAACCATAGTCTTTATATTGTTGTCTACTATCATTACTTTGATTACCTGGAATACCTAAAATTCCAGTATTTTGTTGTGGTCTTCTGTGTTCCGGTTCTTGTGTGGACCCATTATCACTACCTGATGTGGTCCAACTATTTAACATCGCTTTAGTTAAATTATCAGCTTTTTTTAATTGTGAAAATGAATTTTCACCCACATATAAAGCCATTGCTATTGCCATAATTAAATCGTCATGTTTACCTTTCATGTGATTAGGTTTTCCGTTTATATAAACAAATGTGTGAAGTTCATTTAATAATCTTTTAGACCTTATAGTAAATTTATGTCTTAACGACTCCTCAAAGGCAGCCACAATTTGACTTCTTTTATTATTGAATGCCAATCCTGGTGTTTTAGTTCCTTCGTTTGGGTTGTACTTCCACTTGTCAGCAGTATTCATCCCTTCCACATATAAATCTTTATATCCTAGTTCTTGTAATTTTCTAGAAGTGGCTACACCCATACCACCTGTAATATCAGTAACAACATAAGCTTTATACATCGTACCCCATTTGTATATTATATCAGCAGCTAAATCGGGTGGTATTTTACCCAAATATTCTAATACTTGACATCTTTCATCAAAATCAATTATAATAATAGAAGTAAAGTCTTCCGAATCACCCCTACTAACATCACACCCTAAAATATATCTATGACCTTCCTTTGGTTTTTCCCAAACCCACAGTTGGTTCCCGACAAACATATCTTCTGGGTCTCTAATATCTTCATTTTTTATTCTTTCTATTGTTTCTACTGGGATTACGTTATCTCCAGAACCTAAAAAAGCACTCTCTAATTCTTGTGAAACCTTTCTTCTATCGTATTTAAGTTTTTTAACCATACTCTCAAACCAAGAAGAACAAGGTTTATATCCGTTTCTAATTAAATCCCCAAATTTATCCATATCTCTTTCTTGGATAAATTCACTTTCGTCGAAGTCCTCTATATTAAGTAAAAAGTGTACAATATCTTTTGTCTTTACCCAATATAAATCTTTTGTGAATCTAGGGTCATTTTCCCAATGTAGTTCTGATATGTGAAAACTATTTAATCCTTTTATAGATTGTTCGTAAATTTCATAATAAATTTTATCATATCCGTTAGGGGTGGATATAACAATTACCTTACCACCAGTAGATAAAGAGGCCATACAAGCCGCCCAAAAATCATCACCAGCTTCTATATAAGCTGCCTCATCAAAAATAAGTGTTGTAGGTGTAAAACCTCTAAGTGCATCCACAGAAGTTGCTACCGCTTTTACTTCACTACCATTATTTAATTTAAAATGTTTTTGAGAATCTTTTTCTTTAGAGAACCCAACATTAATCCAATCAGGCCATTGATTTAAAAATCCTCTTACTTTATTTGCAAATTCAGATGCTGTATCTAATTTATTAGCAATAATAAGAATTTTTTCTGGTTTGTTTTTTGAAGCGAATTGTAGTTTTTTAGAAACCCAAGCTGCTGTCGCGGTTGATACTCCGGCCTGTCGGTATTTTTTAGTTATGTTATCATTATATGTATCAAAATTCTTTAACATCATTTCCTGTTCGGGAAATAAATTAAAAGGCACGTACTTAGACTGTGTATTGTCGTAAGTCTCTAGATAAGTTTTAATAGCGTAATTAGTATCTTGGAGACATCGAGCGTATTCTTGTATTAACTCTTGTTTATCCATATACTATAAATATCGGAAAAATATTAACCTTTTACAAGTTGTATAGAAAGTCTTTTTCTGCTTTTGTTAGAGAGTCCATACCACTTTTATTAATTTTATCTAAAATAGTATCCATGTCCAACTCTTCAACGTCTGGTAACTGGGGTGTGTTATCTATCTGTGGTGGTATTTCACCTGAGGCATCTTCGTAGTCTTCTTGTTTTAGTTGGTTGACTATTTCGTCAATCATTTTTTTAACTTGGTCTTTACCTTTTTGACTACCCGATAATATTTCTTTAGCTAGGGAAAGAAATTGTTCTGCTTCTAAACTCACAAATTTAAAATAAAAATAATTTTTAATTCTTTTTTGTTCGTCTTCATCAAAGAAATCATCTGGATATACCTCTAAAAATTTTTCCCAAATTACTGGACCTAATCGTAAATCCCAAACTTCAGCTGGTAAAGTGTCCTCCATACCAATTACTTCTTGAGCCATGTCTGGGTCAGATGGTAGTCCGTGAGCTGAAACATACTCCATAACACCCTTATATAGTTCATGTACTAATATAGGAAACATTAATCCCTTTGCTTTAATCGTAGGTGGGTCTGTTTCTAAGTCTAATTCTTCTTTTCCAGCCATAGCTTGTTCTGCACCACCCCCACCAATCATACCTTCCATATCTGGCATTACCCAATACATTAAATCATTTACTGACATTACTATGGAGTATAATCCAACTAAATCTGGATTTATATCATTTAGTTTTTCATTTACTAAATGGTACATGTAGTGAGCTTTTTTTGCTGACCCCTGTATTAAAGAATTTATAAATCTTCTTTTTTGTTTTTCTAAATCTAATTTTTGTAATCTTTTAGCAGCCTCATCTTCCATTTCAAAATTAGGAAATTCAGGTTCTTTCTTTTTCTTTTTTTCTTTAGGTTTTTCTTGCATCCCAGACATATTAGGTTTTTCCAGTTTCGCGTCAAACTGTAAATCACCTTCAGGTATACCCATTTCACCAACAACTAACTCTACCGCAAGATTTTCTAAAACTTCTTTATTTTGTGATTCTATTTGTAGTATTCTTTGAGCCGCCTGCATTAACATTGGTTGTAAAGACATGAAAGTTTGTGGGTCTATATTTTCTACCCCTGTCGCATCTTTCACTTTTTGTACAACGTCTTGGAATCTTTGAGATGCAATTAATTCTTCAAAATTGTCTGGAATCCCATCTTTATCTACATCTGGAAATGCTTGGTGTCCACCTAATGGGTGTTCTTGAGATTTTAACTTACCTTCAATATCTGGGGACATTCTTTCACGACCGTCACCATAGTCAATTGGTGGTGCTTCATTAAGTTTTTTCTTAGCCATGTTGTGTTAGTGCTTTTCCTAAATTAGTTGATGTTAACCAATCTGGTAAACTTGAGTCGCTACCTTTAGCTTTTGGGTTTGGTTTTGTTTTTGGTTTTTGGAATGGGCCTCTTCTTTTTTTCTCACCTGGTCTAGTTGGTGCAATAGTTGGTGTTTTTAAAGGTGCTGGTGCTGTAGTTGCTTCTGGAGCTCCCATATATTCACCCTCAACATCTCTATCTGTTTCACTTAACTCTACCCCACCTACTGGATTTCCATTAAGTTTTATATT